GTTCTACACGCAACAACTAGCACACCAGTCAACACATTAAACGTGTCTGACATGTCGCAATCTGTCGTGAATCGTGATGACATCACAGTCACGAGCGGGGCTGTATTTAGAGCAGATAACGAGCTTAAGAGAGAGTTGATTGACTCAACGCCGATTGGGATTATTCACGCTTACGTTTCAGAAAATCCACCTAATGACACATGGTTATTGTGTCGAGGACAGGCATTCAGCGGTAGCAAATATCCTCTTCTCGCTAAAATCTTCCCTGATCTGCGTGTACCCGACCTTCGTGGCGTTGCGCTGCGCGGACTTGATGCAGGCAAGAATCACGATCCGAATCGTGAGTTATTGAGCTATCAAGAAGATATGTTAAAAAGGCATAGACACACGTTATCTGAGAGCGCATTTGTGCCCACAGTAAACACAGACGGCGGTAAGAACCCGTATGCTAGATACGACGGCGTTGGAAAGCAGGGTAATGATGGCGGCTACTTCGGAGGAGCTGAAACTCGCATGAAGAACGTTGCTGTAAACTTCATCATCAAAGCAAAGTGAGATAATTATGTTTAATAAAGATAACTTAGCATTAGAAACGCATTTCGTAACGATCTACAGTTACGATCACAATAAAGAGTTCACAATTTCGATGCACACACAAGTCGAAGAGGGTACGAGCGTACCTGCGCAATCGACAATTGTTGAAGTAATCGATCAGAAAGAAGGCTTTGCACGATTGTATGACGAAGTTAAAAAACAGTGGTATTACGTTGAAGATAATCGCAAGCGTACAGCTTACGATAAGAAAACGGGGCAGCGCTTAGAAATAGATTATCTAGGCGAATTGAAAGACGAGCATACTTTTCTTGAGCCACCTTCAACGGATCACGAATTTATTGACGGCTCTTGGGTCATTACAGCAGAGAAGCAATTAGAGATTGACGCAAGAGAAAAGCAAAGAGAGCGTGAAGAGATCGAACAGCGCATCCAATTCTTACGCAACGAGATTATCTATCTCACTGCGCTAGATGAAGATGCGAGCGAAGAAATCGCTGAATCAAAAAGACTTAGAGCGCAATTAAAAGCCCTATAAGACAAAGCCCTCAAATCGAGGGCTTTTTTTACGTCACTTGTAAAGTGTTTTAACAGTGCAATTTCTTGCGTAGCCGTTTGTGAAGAGCCAAGCATCGCCCTCGAGATCAACAACTTTATCTTTATCAATGTGCTTTCCGTTACAATACAGCGCTTTTTCACCTGATTTAACAGCGCGCACAGGGTCGTCAGATTGAAAACAGCTAAGCATTGCGATTGCACACATAGCAGCTGAAATGACAAGTACGTTTATATTTGTTTCACTCATAACTCACCTCAGAACGGAATTCCGTCATCCATTTCAGACTCATACACAGCTTGATCAGTGCTTTTTTGCGCGCTTTGCTGCCCTTGATTGTCGCCTTTTTTGTCGAGCATTTGCATCACGCCGCCGATATTAACGACAACTTCTGTTGTATAGCGATCTTGTCCCTGCTGATCCGTCCATTTGCGCGTTTGTAATTGACCTTCAATGTAAACCAAAGAGCCTTTGCGCAAGTATTGACCTGCTATTTCTGCCAGCTTGCCGAATATAACTATTTTATGCCAATCCGTTCTTTCCTGTTTCTGACCAGTGTTTTTATCTTTCCATGACTCTGACGTTGCTAAGCTCAAGTTTGCAACCGCGCTGCCGTTTTGCATGTGTCTAACTTCTGGATCACGTCCAAGTGTACCCACTAAAATAACTTTATTAATTCCGCGTGCCATTATTTACTCCCTATTATTAATTAATTCAATTTCCCAATCGATAAGCATAGACTCGATCTCACACTCATCCGGATCATCTGAAAGATAATCGATCTCCAAATTTTTCTTATCTATAAATGCAAGATAGCAAAGCTGCGTAGTGTTAAAAAAATACTGATAAGCAAGCATGTATTCAGTATTGCAATCAGATTTATTTGTCACGCGCAACTTGTGCGCACCATGATTTTCTAATGCATTATATAGATCAAGAACGCTTCCTATTTTAATCATTCTCAAACTCCCTTAAAATTTCATCTCTTTTATAAATCACTTCTTCTGTAAGCTCTTCAAGCTGAGAAATGACGCTTTCATCTCGCTCAATACCAAACTCGATATACTCATTACCTAAAAAATCAGGGTTATATATCACACATCTAGCAAAGTCATTTTGCGTACAACTCAATCCTGCTTGCACTTGCGTGATGTATTTTTTATCGAGGAACGTGAAGCCGCTTGGATTGCTTTTAAATGCTTTCAAGTGTTCAAAGTAGTTCTTTGCTTCAAAGCATTTAATCTCTAAAATCCCGTATTCTTCAAAAAGTCCGTCAGGGCTAATCATGAAATCTTTGATCGTCGGATGCATCACACAACCAACTTCATACACTTTACGCTCTTCAAATTCTGCAATCTCAAAAGCCCTGCGCGCCTGCGGCTCTAGCTCATTGCCGCGCATCATTGCCGCGCTTTTAAATGATTCTTGACGTTCAGATAACAACTCAATAACTAATTCATCTATGAGGGTTTGAACGCCTTTTCCGTTACATAACACTGTATGGGCGCGCGTACCTGTAACTTTGCCACGTCTTAAACTGAGCCACTCTTCTGATCCCTGCGCGACATCACTAATGATGCCGCTTTCATTTCTGCAAATCTTCATGTCAAGCCTCGATTGTAGACGAGATTTCAGCCATCAACTTAATGCCGCTCTCATCATTTTTTAAGAAATTCTTATCACCAACTTTTAGCGTTCTGTACCACTTCTCTAGCGCTTCTCTACCATCTTTTGCCGCGCGCAATCCGCTCAGTTTCAAGCGCTCAATATCATCTTGAATCTTTGAGTTTTCAGCTTGCGCGGTGGGTGATAAATCGCTTTCGTCATCAACTTGAGAGATACCTGCAATTGCTGATAACATATAACGTCGTGCGTATGTGATATGACTTCCAAGCACTTGAATCTCACTCATACCGGCTTTTGAGTTGTAGTCGATGTTCATAGACGACCTAATCCATTCGCCACTCTCATGTGTTATCATTGTGATTAAGCTAGTTCTAATAATGCCATTTTCTGTGGTTTCAGAAGATGGAAGCTGCATGACTGCCAGTCCATTTTTTGCAAACGGTGCTCTAACTGCCGCCAAAACCTGATGAAGCTCCGCATACTTATACTTATGCCCATCTTTTTCCGCCAATACGTTATTAATCTCACTTTGTGCTTCTGAAAACGCTTTAAAGAATGGCGCCATTGCTGCCGCGTTATTGCTACTCATTTCTAACATGTCAAACTCCTTTTTTTGTTGCGTATGAATCTATTACATCATCTCTCAAGCTACTTTCTATTTTGTGATACTCTTTTAGCAGCTCTCTCATTTTCAAAAGCTTGTTGTGATGATTATTGTATATTCTTTGCATAAATGCGTTATTGCCAGAAGTAGCGCATCTATTTTTATTTGTAAAGTCCAAAGCTTTATTAATATCAATCATTTTTAATCTAAGCTCAGACGCGGATTGTCTTTTTACTGCAACAGCGTTACTTATGTTCATTTGTCAAACTCCTTTTTGTTAATTGACGATGATCATTCTACACTTTTAATTCATCGTGTCAATATTTATTTTCCTTTAAATTTCCCTTTACTTTCCTTTTTTATGTTGTACTATATATGGACTTTCAACAGAAAAGGAGCAAACATGGATGTATTAAAGCGTCTAGTTGAAAAGCACGGCGACATGAAAAGCGCATGTGAAGCGCTAGACATTTCACCACGAACGGCTAGATATTGGAAAAGCGGCAGCGCAAAGATTAGTAAGCGCAACGCAGAGAAGATTGCAAAAGACTTGAATCTCTCAATTAAGACGGTAAAGACATCAATTGATAACGGAGTTAAAGAATGAAGCGATACGGATACGATAGAGTAAAACTTGCACAAGCTTACACTGTCGAAGAGCTTGAGCAGCTAGCCGAGATTGTAAAAGATGAGCTAAAAAATGAGCCGAAGTATGGAATTTACTTACATAGTAAAAAATGTATGAAAAGACTGGACTCGATTTGGTGGGCTATTTACAGCAAGACTAAAAAGAACG